CATTAAACAATCCTAAGTCACTATACCACGGAAGTCCAACCTTACATGCAGTAGCGCACTTACATAACATCACTGACACTCCAGAACTGATAGAGGTAATAAGAAATAAGTATCCACGTTCCCCTATTTACATATATCCAGATGCTTCTGGTAAAAACGTATCTTCAAAAGGTGCTTCTACTTCTGATTTAAGTCAATTAAGACAAGCAGGATTTCACATAAGAGCAAAATCTAAGAATCCAAGAATCATTGATAGGGTAAACTCTTGTAATTCTGCATTAAAAACGGGATTAGTGAAAGTAAACATTGAATTATGTCCAGAGTTAGTTGATGCACTGGAATCACAAACATTTAATGAGAAAACGGAGCTACCTGAAAAGACAGTTGGCAGTTCTATAGATGATATAAACGATTCATTTGGGTACGGAGTTTACTACATATATCCACTGAAGAGAAATAGCGTTAAGATTGGTGGAATTTCCAATAAATAGTTCAATTTTTCATTTAAAAGACGTTGATTTTAAATCAAATTTATGAGAAAATAATAGAACTGGTATCATATTAGTATATATTAATAATCTTCATAAAGAGTGAGCATAATGATCGAATATAAAGAGATTGGGGATTCATGTTCTGAGATACTTTACATTCATGACCAATATAAAGAAAATCGTTATATGTGGATGCTCTCACGGGATTTCATTAAGGGTGAGGCTACTGTAAAGCGTAAAAATGAGACTTACTTACCAATGCCTTCTGGATTTCTCTTAAAAGATGATGTAGCCTTATCTCAGTCGACAGTGACTCAAAATCAAAGTTACATGTTTGATAAAAAGTATGCTTTTATGGAGAGTCAGTATGATGATCCGAATTTTCATCAAAATAGACCCTATGCAATGTATAAACACGGGGCAAAAGTACCTGCAATCTTGAAACATACTGTAAATGGTTTATTAGGGTTAATTGTCAAGAAGCCGTTGGAGTTTATCGACGATGAAGATGATGTATATGACCTCACGGACACTGATGAGAAGCAATTAGATGTCAGTCAATCTTTCAATAAAGAAACGCTTGGGGACAAATAATGCTATTCAACGAAGAAATTTGGTTAGAAAAGATAAGAAAGATGATTGTTTCCACATTATCTTTTGGACGGTGTTTTGTAACACTTGACAAGAACAATAATCCAGTAGTATATGATGCACTTGATGTACCTAACTGGCGAGAAGGAGTATATGCTACATTCTTAGAGACTGTTGATGGTGTAGAAGAAAAAGATAGCTACGAAGACCCTCGAGAGTATGTAAGAGTATCTTTTCTATCTGGAACTACATTTTATGAGCGGTTTAATTCTTCTGGAACTCTACTAGAAAGAAAAAACTCAACTAAATTCTCCGAGCTACCGATAATGTGTATTGGAGCAACAAATTTAGATTGGGATGTTGACATGCTACCTCTTGAGGGTATTGCAACTTGCGCTTTGCATATCTATAAAAAATCAGCAGATTTATCTTATTCAGAATTTAGCTCGTGTGTCCCTACCTTAGTAATGACTGGTGTGGACGATGATGCTTCCAACAAAACAATAGGTGGTGGAGTAGCTTTATCCATTCCCAATGACCTAGCAAAAGTCTACTATCCTCAGACTGATACCAATGCACTTCAACACGTTAGAGTTCACATAGAAGCTTTGTTTGCAGAAGCAAAGACTTATGGAGCTTCTTTATTAGGTGGAGACAAGACAGAAGTTGAGTCGGCAGAAGCAATACGTCTAAGACAAGGTGCGGCTGGGGCTTCACTTTCTACACTTACTAGAAACATAGAGCGAGCTGTCAACAGACTCTTAGAACTGGCAGGAATTGACACTAAATTTAAGATAAACTTCGATTTAGAAGAAAACTACATGACTCCAGCAGAGCAATCTACGCTCTTGGATTCTTGGATGAATAATGCCATATCTTACCAAACCTACTTCAACAATCTACAAAAAGCTGGAATCATTGAAGACGAAAGAAGTTTTGATTCTGAAGTTGAGTCTATAGCAGACGAAAAGAAGAAAAAGCAAGAAGAGGCATTGAAGTTCCAGACTGCACAGAATTTGCTTACAGAGACTGATACTGTAGGCGAAGATAAGAAGAAAGAAAAGCTTTCTGATTCTAAAGGTTCTAAAGGTGAAAAGGAAGATAACAAGTCTAGCTCAGGTGGGGCGAAGAATCTAAACAGAACTGGGGCTGATTACGACAAGAATGCCTAATAGAAAAAGTACAAAAATACACAGGAAAACTAAAATGATTAATGCACCCGGAAAGATTTTAGAGGGGAGACTCTCTAAAAAATACGACTCTGACGCTGGACAAGACATCCATGCTTCAGAAGATATAACAATTTACCCATTCTCCAACAAAGCAATTCCCACTGGTCTTAAAATAGCCGTCCCTTCAGGTTTTGTAGGTCTTGTATGGCCGCGTTCTGGTTCATCCTTCAAAGCATCCATTGAAACTGGAGCTGGAGTTATAGACGAAGATTACCGAGGATATGTCAATGTTAAACTCTATAATCATGGTGATAAGCAATTCAATATCAAATCAGGTGACAGAATTGCACAGCTTCTTACTATACCTTGTGATAATCGAGCTTATGAGCCAGTAGAAGAATTAGCAGATACTGAGCGTGGTGAAAATGGATTTGGGAGTACAGGTGTATGAAAACTTTAGGCAACACAGATCAAAACAAGTGCAGAGAAAACGTTAAAGATGTAGTAATGTTTGGAGATGATTTATTCAAACTTATGTCCAAAGCATCTTCTGAATCCGAAGGTTGGATGAAGTCTACTAAAGCGATGCAGACTCCAGAAGGGTGTGTAATTCAAGTGACAACTCAGCAGAGAAATCCTGATGGAACTTACGCAGTAGCAGAGGCATTAACTTTTGTACCTAATGTGCAATTGTATGATGCTTTTGATGACAAAAAAGAAATAATTGCAAGGATAATTAAATAATGCCTTTATACGAAGTAGCAATACTAGAAAGACCTACTGCAAAAGAGAGAGAAGAAGGAGTGCAAGAAAAATTAATTATGCCTCCTACTCCGGTTGTAGCAGGGGATGAACAATCAGCAGCGATATCTGCCGTTATGGATTCTGACAAGTTTTTTATTGACAGAACTAGAATGCAGGTATTAGTGCGCCCTTTTCTGTAAAGCAGTCTCACAAAACTGCAACCTCGGTAACAGAACTAGAAGCAATGTTCAAAAACAGCCATAACAGACATCAGAGTATTGGTAAGTCTCCGGCTGTATTTGCACCTAACCAGAATCAGATGGTTACATATTCTGATAACACGCAAAACTCACAAGTCTTTATGGCTAATGAGCTACAACTATAACACAGGGGAAATACCATGGGTGACGAAGATAAAGATGATAATGTTGATGTACTAAAGACAGAAGTTGTACAATCAGCAATAAAAGATGCAGTATCCGAGGCAGTAAGGATAGCAACAGAAGGTCTTGAAGCTAATAAAAATGGAATACTGGAAGAAAAGCGTCAATTATCCGACCAGTTAAAAGAAGCTCAAGAAAACGCTAAGCGTTTTGAGGGCTTGGATATGGATAAAATCAAAACAATGATTGATTCCATGGAAGCATCTGAAGAAGCTCGTTTGATTTCAGAAGGTAAAATTGATGAAGTTATCGCAGCAAGAACAGCGGCAGTGAAATCTTCTTATGAAGATAAGTACACTGAGAAAGATACTGAAATCGCAGCTCTAAATCAACGCAATAGTTCACTTCAAGGTAAATATGAAGGTAAATTGATTGGTGATGCAATTCAATCAGAAGCCATTAGACAAGGCATGATTCCTGGCGCAATTCCTGATGCAATTACAAACTCCAGAGGTTTATTCAAGATAGGCGATGATGGAAAAATTGAAGCCACTAAGATTGATGAATTTGTGAACTCTCCAGAGCGTTTTATTAAATCTCTGAAAGAAAACAGACCTCATTACTGGCCTTCCAATGCAGACTTTCGTTTATCTGGTTCTGATGGTGGGAATGGTACTGATGTAACTGCGCAAATGGAAGCCGCAGCTTCTTCTGGTGATTTTGAAGCATACAAAGCACTTAGAAATAAACAAACAGCGGGATCTTAAACAATGTCTACTGAACAAGAGATAGAAATAGAAATCCAAGAAAAAGGTCTTACAGCTCCACGGATTACTCCACAAACCATAGATGACGCTATAAAAAAAGAACACTACCATATATTTCAAGGTACTTCTTTGACTGTCTGTGTTATAGAATTACAAAATGGTTTTACTGTAACTGGTGAGTCCGCTTGTGTTTCTCCAGAGAACTTTGATGCTGAAATTGGCAAAAAGATAGCTTTTGATAACGCCAGAGATAAAATTTGGGTATTAGAAGGTTACGCTTTAGCTGACAGGATTTATAGAAATAAATAGCTTAACTTTTAACAAATTTCATATTACCACAATCATACATTTGAAGATAACCATTGTTTTTCATATTTTCAAATTCAGTTAGGTTTTCATCAAACACTTTAAGTTTATCTTTTAGCTTATGTTT